TATGGTAAATGGTTCTCTATACTTAGAGATGAGAATGAAAAATATGTAGGTCAATATGCTGATGATACTTTTAAGATATGGAGCCTATTAGATGGAAGCCCACGTAAAGTAGATATGGGTTCTGATGCTGGAGTACCATCAGGATGTAATTATACAAATCTTCAAACAGATTTGCTAGCATATAATACTGCAGTTGCGGATACCATTACTAAAACTTCAGAATTAAATGATAAGCAAGCGATATTTGCGGAAACAAACGACGGTCAAAATACGACAAAAACTTCTTACTGGGAAACACAGTTTGATTATGACACTCTTAAAGGTACTGTCAAAGAAGAGATAAAATCAGGTGTCTATAAACAAGGTGTTAATAATACTTGGACTGTTCTTAAATGGAACTCTGGTACATCAGTAGCTGATATAAAGAGTACATCAGATGGAGCTATCTCTGGACCTGTTCTAACATTAGAACGTGTTAGTGGTGGTACAGGTTATAGTGCATTGTCAGGAGTTGCTACAACCTCTAGTGGATCTGGAACTGGATTAACAGTTACCTATACAGTAACAGGTGGGGTTATCGATCAACTGATTACAGTTGCAGCAGCTGGTGGTACTACTGCTACGACTGGATATAAAATAGATGAAGTTATAACAGTAACAGGCGGAGGAGGTAATGCTACATTTAAAGTAATTGCATTAACCTATAAAGCAGGTAAAGAGATGACATCTGATCATCCTACTTTAGCATCTGAAGGTAAGAAGGTATATGAATTAATCGAAACATCAGTAGCTACACATAGCGCAGCTCAATTAACTACAGCTACTAACAATATGAACACAGCACAGACAGCATATAATAGTGCTGTATCTGCTGAGGCTACTGCTAAAAGTAATTATGATTCAGAAGTCACTGCATGTACTATACCGGGATTACCTAACACTGGATACTTACGTGGAGCTACAGCTGATGATATCGAATTACTCACCCTAAATGATTTTACTTATGTTTTAAATAAAAATAAAACAGTTGCAATGACAACCCACGTTGTACCTGAATTATCTAGTGAGGCTTTTATTACAGTTAATATAGCTTCTTATAACTCTAAATATGAAGTAATTTTAAATGGTGTTACAGTTAATTATACTACACCACAGGATGCTTCAGCAGGTGATGCTGATGCTACTGTTATTGTATCGAATTTAGTAACTAATATAAATGCCGCTGGCGGTGCTGCTGCTAGTTGTGTTGCTACAGCTGTTGGACCGGGAATTCATATTACTCTTGTAACTTCTATCAAAGTTGCAGGTGGACCTCAAGAGAACGCTCTAACTGCATTTACAGATAAAATTTCAGATATATCTAAATTACCTGTTCAGTGTGTTGATGGATATAAAGTTAAAATAATCAATAGTGATAGTGTTTTAGCTGATGATATGTGGGTTAAATTCTCCACATCAGGTACAGCTGCTAATGGCCCGGGTGCATGGGCAGAATCTAATGAACCGGGTATATCTTATAAATTTGATCCATTAACTATGCCTCATCAATTGGTGAGACAAGCTGATGGTTCCTTTAAATATGAACCTATTGAGTGGGAAGCTCGAGATGTAGGTGATGAATTAACAAACCCGACTCCTTCATTTGTCGGTAACAAAATTAGGAATATGTTTTTCTTTAGAAACCGATTTGGTTTCTTGAGTGGTGGTACTATCATCATGAGTAAAGCAGCTTCCTTCTATGATTTTTGGGCAGGTTCTGCTCAGGTAGCAGCTGCTGATGATCCAATTGATATATCAGCATCATCCACAAAACCTGTATTCTTGAATTATGTTAGAACAGTTAGTGCAGGTTTATGCATCTTTAGTGATACAGAACAATTCCTATTATCAACTGATTCAGATA